CCGTATATGCGTCCAAGGGCTATGTACCGGGGCTTGATGGTCGTAAGATTTGGGTTCGTAGTGAACACGCTGCACTCAATAGCTTACTTCAAGGGGCAGGGGCTATCGTCATGAAGAAGGCATTAGTCATCTTCAATGATAAGATCAAGGCTAACGGATGGGATGTGAAGCTAGTCGCTAACGTCCACGATGAGATTCAGTTTGAGTGTTCACCTGACATTGCTGAGGAAGCAGGCAAAGCTTGTGTACAATCAATCAGAGAAGCAGGTTTAGCGTATAATCTTCGTTGTCCTCTTGATGGGGAATACAAGATAGGCCGTAACTGGAGGGAAACCCATTGATAGACAAAACAAAAGATTTAAAATCTCAGATCATGCTGAACATAGGTGAGAATGATTTCACTTTATTGCACAGCAGTGATCTAGATATTCTTGATGTATACTTGGTGCTCTCAGCAGCCCTTGATTACATTGAGGATGAAGCAGAGGCTGTCTCTCGTCGAGAAGGCAGTTATTTACAGTGACTTTGTCACTTTTACAGTAAAGTGCGATTTTGCACGTAACGGGGCGAAAGCCTAATCCTAAAAGGAAAAGAAAATGTCAGATTTGAAACCAGTGAAGATTAGCGGTGAGTTGTTTTGGACTAAGTGGATGGCTGAGTTCAACAAAGCCTTCAACACAGACAACGACAAGTACGAATGTACCATCGGTAACATCAGCGATGACGATGCAGCTAAGCTCACAAGCTTGGGTATCAAAGTGAAGCACAAAGATGCAATGGGTAACTTCATTGTCGCTAAGAGCAAGTACTTGTTCAAGCCTACAGACGATACACTCAAGGAAGTGCCTATCGAAGCTCTCGGTAACGGCTCTAAGTGCGTAGCTATCGTTGGCTCATACACACATCGTATGTCAGCTAAGCATGGTAATGCTCCTTCGATCAAGACTGTTATGGTCACTGAAGTGAAGACTTACGTGCCAGAGACAACTACTGCGGATGATGATGCTCTCTAAGTCAACAGACGTTGATCGTCCTAAGTTAGCCATCATCGACGCTGACATTATCTGTTACCGAGTAGGTTTCGCTAGTGATGACGTTGATGAGGCTATCTGTTTGGCTCGTGTGACTCAGTTAATTCATGAGATTGTCTTCGATGACCTGAAGTGTGATGACTACAAAGCTTACATTACAGGCAAGACAAACTTCAGGAATGACATAGCAGTCACCGAGCCTTACAAAGGCAATCGTAAGGATGCTAAGAGACCAGTGCATTATCAAGCTATCCGACACCATCTCCAGCGCCTTGGTGCAGAACTGGTAGAGGGACAGGAAGCAGACGATGCAGTGGCTATCGAGGCTACTCAGACAGGTGGATGGATTGTCTCCATTGACAAAGACCTAGATCAAGTTGCAGGTTGGCATTACAACTTCGTGAAGCATCAAGAATACTATGTTACTGAAGAGGAAGGCCTTCGTAACTTATTCACACAGGTGCTCACAGGGGATCGTACTGACAACATCATTGGCTTGAAAGGCATTGGACCTGTGAAGGCTGAGAAGCTTTTAAAGGATTGTAAAACTGAAAGGGAATACTATGACGCTTGTCTCAAAGCTTACGATGGTAATCAACTTCGTGTCGATGAAAACTTAAACCTTCTATATCTGCGCCGAGTAGAAGGTGACAAGTATAAAATCCCACCAAAGGAGTAAAAACATGAATAAGATGCAGCTACGTATTAAACGTGTTTTAGAGAGGATCATGGATAACGTAGAGCAAGACAAAGACTTTGCCCGTTATATGGTTGATGAACTTGAAAACACTTTAGATGGTTGGCACATGGATGACGGTTTTGGAACAGAAGGTCAAAATGATCCACGAGGAGATTTCCGTAATGGTAAATGGACTATGAAGCGTGTTGAAGGCGTAGATACTTGATGGCTACGAAGAGAACCCAACCAAAACTGCCCTCTAGTTTCTACCTTGTTGGTGGACTCTGGACAGTAAAGTTTGTTGATGAGCTGAGTGAGTACGGTAAGTGTGATTGTGCTACTTTCACCATCTGTATTCGCTCAGGTATGAACAAGACATTCACTGAACAAACCTTCTGCCATGAACTCGTTCACGCTATTATGTTCGCTATGGGACATACACAGCATGATGAGGTCTTCGTAGATGCCTTCGGTGCATTGTTACATCAGTATGAAAGGACTAAGTTATGAACAACGAACCAGCATTCCCGTTTACAGAGATGCACACGCATGGCTCACCTTATACGCAATGGAAAGGAATGACATTACGTGATTACTTTGCTGCTAAGGCTATGGCTGATCTGACGTGGCAGTTTCCTGAGTCATGCGCACAGCAATGTTATCAGATTGCAGACGCTATGTTAAAGGCTCGTGATGGTAACCCGTAAGACAACAAGCTCTAAACGAGCTAACGCAATGAAACACGGGTGGCGTAGCGGCTTGGAAGAAGATGTCGCTAAAGCCCTTACTTCAGCGGGTGTCCCTTTCACCTACGAAGAGATGAAGATCAAGTACATCAAGCCAGCGAGTGAACATCAATATACTCCTGACTTTGTGCTAGATAACGGAATCATCGTAGAGACTAAGGGGCGTTTCCTCATAGCAGATCGTAAGAAACACATCCTCATCAAGAGGCAACAACCACACTTGGATATTAGATTCGTGTTCTCTAACAGCTCTCAGAAGCTCAATAAGGGTTCACGTACTACATATGCTCAGTGGTGTGTTAAGAACGGCTTTGAGTACGCTGATAAGACAATCCCTGAACACTGGATTAACGAACGACGAAAGCGAGTAAGTGATGGAACTTACATTAACGAAAGAAAATCCTGACGGTAGTGCTGACTTTGACATCAAACTAACTTGTGTTGAAGTAAAGCAGCTAGTGAATGTAGGGTTAATTGAAATTTTAAAACGTGCGGTAGAGGAAGGAAAGAAACATGAGTGCAGTGAAGTTAGTATGGGTAACACCGGATGCGGAGAATCTAGTTGCGCGTATGGCCCGTGTGTCAAATCCGGCAAATCAGAACAACCCTGCTACTGCTCCGAAACTACTCAAGTACCTTATTAAGAATAAGCACTGGAGTCCGTTTGAGATGGTTAACATCTGTATGGAGATTGAAACTACTCGTGATATAGCTCGTCAGATCTTACGTCACCGTAGCTTCTCCTTCCAAGAGTTCTCACAGCGTTACGCAGTCTCAGAAGGGTTCATTCAGGACTCTCAAGCTCGACTACAAGACACTAAGAACCGTCAGAACAGCCTGTACACTGATGACATCAGTATTCAGAATTGGTTTGAAGGTGCTCAGCGTCGATTGGTTACTGAGGCTACGTTCCTGTACTCAGCAGCTTTGGATAAAGGTATCGCTAAAGAGTGTGCTCGTGTATTCCTCCCTGAAGGCTTAACTGTCTCCAAGATGTATATGAACGGCACTCTCCGTAGCTGGTTACACTACATTGATATCCGTTGTGATTCTGCAACACAAAAGGAACATCGTGATGTAGCTAACCAGTGTCGTGATATTATCTTCGCTGAGTTCCCCTCCATTAAGGAATTGTTGAATGAGCAAGCTAGTAGTTCACTATAAACCGCCTCCCTTTCATCCTGATTGGACTGATGGGTGTTATAAGGTTTACGTAACTGACCATCCTCGATTAGGGTGTAGAATGATACAGACATCTAAAGTTATCAAAGACTACGGAAACGGAATCTTTGAGACACAATGGGTGGTATATCATCCAGTAGACGGAGACTTCAATGACACTTGACCAGTATTTTCATTTGATTATCAACAAACCTCGCATTGTCGAGTTCAAGGAGCCAGATATGTTTGACAAGACTAAAATGTTCTTCACTGAACAGATCGAGAAGATTAACTCACTGCTGACTAAGCCTACTGCATTCGTAGAAGAAGATCCTGCGCTGTATGAAGATGGTTATTGGGCTTTTGAGATGTTCACACCTGAGTATACCTGTGACGGTGAGTTTGAACCAAAGCAGCATGATTGTATTATCGAACCTAGTGACACCACTTGGATGGAGACTCTAGATCAGATCTTAGATGTCATGGGTAAGCACTACGGCTACAACATCAAAGAGCAAGTTTACTACTCAGTAGCTTTACCTTTGAATGATCCTGAATGTGCCGGTTATGGTCGTTGGTGTTGATACTGTGTTGCAGAAGCTCTTGTTGTCTTACCCTGAAGTCTATGAAGTTAACAAGGAAAGCTACGAATGAGAATCTTATGTATTCCAGACACTCAGTGTAAGCCAGATGCTCCACAAGAACATTTGACTTGGGCAGGTAAGGCTATCTGTGAGTACCGCCCTGACATCGTGGTTCACCTTGGGGATCATTGGGACTTCCCTAGTCTCAGTAGCCACGACAAGGCAGGTAGCAAGTACTTTGAAGGTAAACGCTACCTAGCTGACGTAGAAGCAGGCAACAAGGGCATGGATGTGCTCCTAGAGCCTCTTAAAAGCCTACAGGAGAGTCAGAAGAAAGCGAAACATAAACCATACAAGCCTCGTATGGTCTTCTTGAAGGGTAATCATGAGAACCGTCTCACAAGGGCTGTTAACAATAATCCTATGCTTGAAGGCTTGCTGACCTATGACGACTTAGACTTGAAAGATTGGGAAGTACATGAGTTCCTTCATCCTGTTTTTATCAATGGTGTTGGCTTTAGTCATTTTTGGCCTGTTGGAGCCATGGGACGCCCTGCTGCTTCTCCTGCCGCTATTATTAGCAAGCTTCATATGTCTTGTGTCGCTGGTCACCAACAAGGTAAACAGATTGCCTACGGTAAACGTGCTGATGGTAAACCTATTTGCGCTATTGTTGCTGGTTCTTACTATCTTCACGATGAGGACTATATGGATCAGCTAAGTAATCGTCATTGGCGAGGCTTACTTGTCATGAATGAAGTAGAGGATGGGCACTTTGACGAGATGTTCTTATCAATCGAATACTTACAACGAAAGTACTCACAAGATGAAACCAACAGTAAAAGAGATTGAGGAATATATGGCTGCTTTAAACATTCCAATGGAAGAGCGCTTCAATGGTACAGCTAGTTATGACGTAATTAGTAAACCAAAGCATTATATGCTCTTTGAAGAGCAAGGCATCGAAGTACGTGATGTGATTGAGAAACTAGTAGAAAAGATTCAAAACGATACTCCACGCCCTTATGCTCTTTTAGAATCAGATTATGTACAACTTATGCAGTACTTAATGCGATTCATGGACAAGAATGGTGTAGAAGACCTCAAAAAAGCTCGTTGGTATCTTGACAAAATGATCTCATCATACTAAAATGCCTACCCTCTTCAAGAAAGTGTAAAGATGGCTCAAAAAGACCCTGAAGCCCGTAAAAAGTATCACCAAGAATACTACAAGAAGAACAAAGAAAAGCTTGATGCGTATAAACAACAATGGGTAGAAGAAAAC